TGCATTGTCGTTGTCAAATAAACATACGACTTTCTTAAATCTAGATTTATATTCATCCATAACGGAATCCTTCATCATAACAGATTCTGATTGTAAGCCAATAGCAGGAACACCTACTACATCATGAATACTCATGACATCTTTTAAAGATTTAGTAATAACTAGTAATTCACCTGATTTAGGCAATTGTGTATAGCCTTGGTGAACAGAATAGTTAGCATTATTAATCCATTTTTTGAGTTTATCTTCAAATGGTTGATAGATTTTGTAAGTTAGTTTGTCGTCTTTTTTCTCTACATATGCATAAGCGCATTTATGAGTTTTGACAGCATTACCATTGTAAAATACATGACTAATAGGAAACACATTAAACTTTTTTAACGTAGACTTTTTTATACCAAAGGGTCGCCAGAATTCTTTATCTAGCTGTTGCCACGGTCTTATTTTTATTCCTAATTCTACTCGTTGTTTTTGTGTTATCTTAGTATAGTTTATAGTTTGTTTATTAGCAGATACATTATAATTAGATAGTCCTAGATCATATGCTACTTTTTGTAGTGATTCAGCATAGCTTAAATTAAACAGCTTTCTTACCATAGCGATGAAATCACCGCAATCACCTGTAGCAAAATCTTTAAACATTAGTATATCTCTATTTACTCTGTGAAAAAACAAAGCAAACGAAGGTATATTGTCTTCACGTAAAGGACTATGATATACTCCAAGAGAAGTTATTTTTTCTCCCATATAAAAACTATATATTTCTTCTTGAGTTACATGTTTTAGTATATCTTCTCTACTAATAAGATCATTAAAGACTATTGAATTTAAATCTATTTTTTCCATAATAAAAAAAGAGAGGGCTTTTACACCCTCTCTGTTTTATAGTTTAGATTAGTTTACCAATCGTCAGTTGATGCATCTATTAAATCATCTGGATTTGCATCTTGCAATACAGGCTGACTTTCTTCTATTCTTGTTACAGCATCTACAGTAGGTGCTAGTTTAAGACGAGTAGAAGCTTCATCAACACTCATAGATTCTACAAAAGGAACCCAGCTACGTGGCTGAATATACTTTTTAGTAGCATTTAAAGTACCATAAGTAGCAAAGATTCTAAACTTACCTGCATTAGCAAGTCCATCTTTAATATACTTCATAGCGTGATCAAGTAATTCTTTAGCATTAGAAGCTTTAAAAGCAATTTGGTGATCAGCACCATATATTGCGTGAATAATATGCTTCATAGATTTACCTTGTTTTCTTACTTGCTCATCTATAGTATTATATTGGGTATCTTGAGTAACATACCAATAAGAAGTAGAACACTCTCCACCATTTTTATCTGCAAAGATAATTTTGTAGTCAGGAGCATTCGGTTTGTCTTCTTTTGTTTTTTTGTAAACAGACATTTTTACATCGTTTACTAATCCTGCATTACCATCATTAAAGATTGTAACACCTTGTTTGGCATCAAAGCCATTGTCATTTAAATCGTACATTTAATTGTTTTTAAAAATTATTACCATTGATTACTTACATCCTCAGAAGGAGTAACGTTTAACTCTGTATCATCTACTTCAGGATAATTTACATTACCTATAGTATCTGCTACTTCTTCTGTTACTTCTACTGAATGAGAAGTTTCATATTTTTCTAAAGCTTCTTCTACTTCATCATTAGAAATAGCATCTTTCATTAGCTCTAATTTATAGAATCCATCGCGCTCTAGAATTTTAAATTCATTTTCTACATCATTAGATAATTCTAATGTTTTAGAAATAAATTCAAAGATTTTTTTATCACTAAAAGTACAAGTTTTAGTTAATTTAAAACCTGCATCTCCTTCAGCTTTACGAATAGCTACAATAGTTCTAGTGGTATTAAAACCAAAAGATACTCTATCTTCTCCTTGAATATTTAATAATTCTTGAGAAGCTTTGTTAAAAGTAAATTTTCTACCTGCACCTGGCTTTGCTAATGCTGCCATAGTTAATACAGGATAATCATACTTTTCTGTCTTACGCTGTCTTTGTGAGGGCACAGCATCCCATACGAAATCTGTCATTTCTTGTTTTTATAAATTAAAATTAAATTGAATAATACTCTCTAATAGATTCGTTGACGACAGTTAGATCATTGTCTATCATTTCTTCTTCAAACATTTCGAGAGGTGTTTTACATGTGTCAGAACCTGATGATATAGTTCTAAATACGTGGCGATTAGGTTTGCCAGGAGACTTAATAATCTCTGTGTATAAAACTATAGTGCTAAAAGACTCAGGAACAAATCTTTCTAACATTTTACCTTGGACTCCAATACGTTCAGATGCAAATCCAGAATCATCGTAATGTGTTTCAGGATGTGCCATAAGATATACTATGATATCATCACGCATAGAGTCGTTAATAAAATTGATAAGGTCATATTGGTTAGCAGCCATTTTTGACCATTTATCGAAACCTTTTTCGGATCTGAATTTTTGACTCATAACTGTATCAGTCATAATTCTTGACCAAGTGTCGATAATTACCGTCTTAACATTTTTTAGTTCATTTACTTTTTTTAAAGTATTTAGTACAATACTAATGTCAGACGTTTTGCGATAATTACGCTTTTCCTCATTATAATTTTTGCTAAATTGTTTAAAGGGTAATGCCTTTTGATCTGTGTTAATTATCACAGTTTCTTCAGGATTTAGCTTACGTAATGAGGTAGACTTACCCATACCTGATTTACCAACCAGGAACACTAATTGTGCCATAAATTAAATTGTTTTTTGATTAATTACTACTATATAAATATAGTCATTTTACCTTGTATTTACAAGGGTTTCAGCTGTTAAATACTCTTAATTTCTTTTTTTACTTCATCTGCTTTCTTTTTACGTTTGTTATACAATTCACCCCTCAAATGTGGGTGCTCCTCTTGTACCTTTCTAGATGCTCTACCGAATGAATCTATGTAAGGTATTTCTCTAGATTCCATATCTTTTAGAGCTTCTTTAAAAGGTTTATTTACATCATATTGAATATCTAGTAAGTAATGATAAAATAACCTTTCATTAGAATCTCGCAACTCTGGATGCTTAGTAAGCTTATCTTTTACCCATTGATATTTGTCTTTAATCATTGTCATATACAGTGATTAACAATTGCTCTTGAAAATGTAATATTTGTTCTACTGTTTTCCAATCGCCATCTCCTATATTCTTTTTACTAAAAGCTGCTTCTATATAATGGCCATTATTTAAACCTTCCATAGATAGTTTTTTAAGACAAGATTTTAGAGCAGAATACTCAAACTCATTATATTCAAGAGATGTGTAAAAGTTTAATACACTAGCAGACTGTGCTATACTAGCAACAGAATAATCTCCTAATTTATACAAAGCTGGTAAAGGAAACGCTTTATGCACTTCTTCTATAACTTCAAATTTTTCATATAATTTTTTAGATAACTCAGGTTTTTCGTCATCCTTTGGATCTTTTGTGCAATTAATATTATTTACTAAAAGAGTTATTTTACCCTCTTCGAAAGCTTTACTAATGCTTTCTTTTACTTTTTTTACAATTGGCATTTTATTTTGAATTTAAACTTGAATAATAATCATGGATCCTTTTTAGTTCTTTAGGTTTTCCAATGATTTCATTTGCTTTGGGTAGTTGATAATAACCGCCTATTTCACCCACAAATAGGAAGCTTGCTAATAAATTTACATCGCCATCACGGTTCTTACAAATCTTAGTTAATCTATATCTATTCTTATACTTTGTAATATCAAAACCTAGGCATTTGTCTACGCCATAATAAAATGGACTTGCTAAACCTATTACAGTATTAGCATCTTCTGACATATTACCACTGTTTTTGATATCACTCAACATAGGCATCCAGTTATCTTTTTCTCTACGGTCCATAGATTCTGAGGAACGATTTATTTGAGATATAACAACAGGACTAAAGTTGAACATATTTCTAAAGAACACTAGAGTTCTAGATACTTTATCCATAGCTTCTTTTAGATTAGCGTAGTTGTTGTAGTTTATAAGACCTATATGATCTATCACAACAAGAGTAATTAGTTTAGGATTATTAGGAATATAATTTATAATAATATTATCCTTATTTCTAATAACTTGACCACGCTTTTCTGCATAACCCATTAAGTCTTTATATAAGAATTCTGGACTAAGAGAAGTACGATAATGTAGATACTTATCTTGTATCTCATTCATCTTTTCTTCGTATTGAGGTATAAGAGCTGCTACTTCAGGACGTATTTCTGAAGAACCTAGAGATCTTATCTCATTAA